GGCAGACCACGACGCTCTCGACCACCGAATACCGCGTGGATCGAAACTCCACGCCGGGCGTGCTGCGAAACCTGTACGGCGGCACGTGGCCCTCGAACCTCGACGATCCGAACTCAATCACCGTCACATGGTGGGCGGGCTATGGTGCGGCGGCCGATGTTCCGCAGCGAGTGAGGTCGGCGGTGTTGATGACGATCCTCGAACTCTACGAAAAGCGCGGCGACGGGCAGATGCCCGACGGGGCGAAGCGGCTGCTCGATACCGTCTCTTGGGGATCGTACTCGTGACGCTCGAAGCGGACATTCTGTTTTCGATCGTGGCGAACGAGACCGACGCGGGCGACTACGCGAAGGATGTTCGCACCACCAAGGTGGAGAACTACGCGAGGCTCACGACAGGGTCGGGCAACAATCAGGCGCAGGTTGTGTGGAGCGACTCGCGGACGGCAGCCAACGGGCAAACGGACACGATAGATACGTCGGCCCTCACGGATGAGCGCGGCACCATCACTGTTCAAGGAATCAAGCTCATCTACTTCAAGAACACAGGAGCCAACGAGATTTTTTTTAATCCGAATGATGGAAACGCGTGGGCGGGTCTATTCAGGGACGATGAAGGCATCGCCCAGTGGTTCACGCTGCCGGTGGGAACGACGGCGGTATTCTCTCGCCCTGGGAGCGGAAATCTGAGCGGCGGACAAATCGCAGCGTATGCGGCGTTTGGCGCGATCTCTTATGACGTCATTATCATCGCCAGAGGAACAATCACATGAGCCTCGCCGCTGAAGTGCTCGCGTCGGTCGTGGCCCGCGAGACGGGCACGGGCGATCTCGTCGTGAACAGCCGCTTCACAAAATACGATTTCTTCCGCGAGTTCGCCGACGGCACCGGAGCGAACCAGGCCCAGGTCGTGTATTCCGACAACCGCACGGCGGCATCGGGATCGTTCACCGTGCTCTTATCGGCGATCTCCGACACCCGTAACGGCTCGTCGGCCCTGGTGCAGTTCTCGGCAGTGAAAGTCATCATGGTGAAGAACACGCACGCGACGCACACGATCACACTGACGGGTGCGTTCTCTGGCGTGGTCAAGCCGGGCGGCGTGTTCCTGCTTGTCGATCCCTCCGCGGCTGGAGCGTCGCCGTCGTCGCTGTTCTTCGAGACCACCACCGGGGCGACCTACGATCTCGTCGTGATCGGGGAAGGCACCGTCACATGATCGACGCCGGGCAACTCCGCGAGCGGATCACGGTAGAGCAGCCGACCGAATCGCGGAACCGGCTGGGCGAGACGACTTACACCTATTCGTCATTCGCAGAGGTGTGGGCGAGCGTCACGGGCGTGACGGCCCGGGAGTTCCTCTTGGCGAACACCCAGCAAACAGAGATCACGCACCGGATTCGGATGCGGTATCTGACCGGGCTCACGAATCAGATGCGGATTTCGTGGCGTGGGCGAACGCTTCAGATCATCTCGGTGCTTGAGCGGGAGAACCGGAGTGAGCACGAACTGATCTGCTCGGAGACCGTCTGATGGCTGTCGGCGGCGTCCAGATCAACATCAACGCTGAAGAATTGCGTGGGCTGCGCGACAAGCTCGCCGCGTTCTTTCCGAACAAGCAAGCCGCCGACGTGATCGGCGACGCGGTGCGAAAGGCGATTCAGCCGATGACGCGCAGGCTGCGAGAAATCACACCCGTCGGCCCGACGGGGAACTTGAAGCGGGCGGTCACGTCGAAGGTCGTGAAGTACCGGCAGACCGGCGTGGCGGTCGGGATCGTCGGCTACACGCGAGCCGGGCAAAGCGGTTCCGCGTCGGCGGCTGGTGGGTCCGTTCGCGTTGGCAAAGACCGAGCCTTCCATCAGTGGCTCCTCGAATTCGGCACGAAGCGCCGCGTGCTCACGAAAATCTCGAACAAGCCGTACCAACGCAAGAGCCCGACGACTCCATTCACTCGCGTTCGCCTGGGGCAACAGGAGACGGTTCGCGGAAAAGGCGTGGTGCATTGGGTGAGCGGACAGAACGCGGTGATCGCAAGCTCGTTCAACAAGCTCGGGCCGTTTCAGGTTGTGAAGAACCGGAGCGACCGCGCCGGCGTGCAGACCGACCCGAACTACCCGGCAGCGTTTTTTAAGAAGGCAAAAAAGGGGCAGCCCCTCATCATCGAGGCTTCCCCGGAAGGCGGCGTGAAGGGCATCCCCCCGGTGCAAACCGCGTTCAACCAGACGCAAGGTGAAATCGCCTCCATCCTCCAGCGGGAGCTCTCGCTGTCGCTGTCCCAGGCGTGGTCGTCGCTCCGCGTTCGCGACACCGGCAGCGTCTCAGGCACCGACACGCTCGGGCCGGGCTAACGCTGCAAGCGTCGGGGTGCCGCCGGCACAATCGGGGTATGGCCCTCAAGAGCCCCGAAGCCGCGATTCGTTCCGCCCTGGTCGCCGACGCCGACGTGGCGAATCTGTTGGGCACCCGGATCTTCCCGGTGATCGCCCCCGCCTCCGCGACGGTGCCGTTTGCCACCTACCGCCGCAGTGCCGTACAGCGTTCCCAGAGTCTTTCCGGCCCGACGGGCGTGACCACCGTGATCCTCGCCCTCGACCTCTACGCGGAGAGTTACGAGGCAGTAAGAGATCTCGCCGACAAGTGCCGGCTGGCGCTGGACGGGTACGGGGGCACGTCGCCAGAATCGGTAATAGTGGAGAACACGTCGCTCGACAACGAAGCAGACGGGTTCGCCCAACTCGCCGGCGGCGAGGCACCACCGCTTTACTCGGTTTCCCAAACGTATTCGATCCTCTGGCAGGAGCAATAAAAAATGTCGACCACCCCGCACAGCGGAACCGGAACCGTCATTCGACTCGGCAGCGTGGTCTACTCGGCGACGAACATCGTCATTTCGAACACCGACCCCCAGGCTGACGCCGAGAAGATCGACATCAGCCACCTCGGGCTCTCGGCCGGCAACGCTATCGCCACGATCGACCGACCGCTCCAGGGCTCGGCGAGCGACACTGGCCGCACGGTGCAATTCGACTACCTCGGCAACGTGGTGATCGCCGACGCTTCTACCGGCACGTGCACGATCACGGTGGGCGGGTCGGCGGTCGGCTCGTTCTCGGCCCTTGCCTACACGGTGAACGCCTCGACGCTGACGCTCGCCCTGAACGACGCGATTCGTGGTCAGGCCACCCTCCGGGTTGCCCGCGTCTAGTTGCCGTGGCGGAGGCCCGTCATGGCAACTTATTGCACGGGCGTTAGCGCAATCTGGAACAGCGTCACTCTCGGTGAAGTCACCGAGATCGACGCCACCATCGGCGGCAGCCTCCCGCTCGGGCGCGATTCGACGTTTGCAGTTGACGCAGGCGTTATTTCTATCAAGTGCCTAGCCACCGCGGGCATCGGCATTACGAATTGTGGGATTCAGAGCACGCTCCAGTTGTCTGGCGGCGGGCTCACTCTGACCCACAAGGCGATCTGCCAGACGCTCACGTTGACGGGTCGGGTGAACGACATCGCCCGGTACGGCGCAACTTTCAAACTCGTGAGGCAATAGATGGCACTCTCGGCTGAACAGATTCTCGCGGCGGATGACCTTGGCTTGAAGGAAGTCAAGGTGAAGGAATGGGGCGGCTCGGTGTTCATCCGTGTGATGAGCGTCGCGGAACGCGACGCCTACGAGCGGATGTGGATCGGCAAGAAGGACAGCGGCGTGGCGAACTTTCGCACCGAGTACCTCGTGCGGCTTCTGTGCGACGAGAAGGGCGACCTCCTCTTCACGAAGGAGCAGATCGAGAAGCTCGGCCAGAAGAGCGGTGCGGTAATGGCTCGCCTGTTCGACGCGGCGATCCGCCACAACGCAATGTCGGAGGCGGATGTCGAAGAACTGGGAAAAGGCTAAACGTCTCGCCAGTTCGTCGGTTCATGTTCCGGCTGGCGGGACACCTAAAGATGACGGTCGGTGAACTAGCACGACGAATGGATTCACAAGAACTCGCGGAGTGGATGGCTTATACGCGGTACTACGAAGCGATCGGAAACCCGTGGGCAGAGACGGGCTTGATCGTGTCGGCGTTACTCGCGCCGCACGCGCCGAAAGGGAAAGCCCCGAAGCCTTCAGACTTCATTCCGATCGA